AATGAACCACTAGGAACACCATTGCTACCAAAAGCTGTAGGTATTCCAGCTCCATCACCTCCGTTTCCAGATTTATCCGGTGCTGGCTGTCTACCATTTGTACCCACGGCCATAGCTCCACCACCTCCACCACTAGCGTGGTCAGGATTACCTGTTGCACTTGTTCCACCATTATTTCCTTGAGGAGGACTTACTGGAGGAGTATTGCCTGTACCACCAGGGTTGTTTAATGAACCTCCATTACCTCCACCACCAGAGCCTCCATTTCCACCAGAGCCTCCACCACCAGCAGATGTAATTGTTGAAAAAGTTGAATCACTTCCTGGACTAGGAGAATTAGGGCCACCTGCGCCTACTACCACTGGGTAAGCTTGTACTGCAGCTGTTAATCCTGCGGGTGCAGCCAAAGGTTTACCTGGATATGTTGCGGGCGCTAAAGTAGGAGAGGCAAACCTGAATCCACCTCCTCCTGCACCACCTTTTGTGTTACCCGTGTTTCCACCAGATCCACCACCACCAGCTACAACAATATATTCTAATGTTGTTGAACCAGCCGGAGCACCTGCTGCACTTACACAAAAAGTTCCTGGACCTGTAAATGTATGAATTTTATAATCACCACAACAAGTAACTGTTCCACCTGTAGCAGCTATAAATGGAGCTACTCCTGTTTCTGTATCTTCTGCATTTTGTACGTTAATCCAACCTTCTGTTGCATCTACATAAACAAATGTAGCAGCTTGTCCTCCAACAGAAAGACTAGCATCATTTGCGCTACCACCTATTTTTTCTGAACCATTTGGATTAATTGTTAAAGCGTTTGTTTGAAAAGTTCTTGTATAATCTGCGAATGCAACTATTGCACCTGCTGAACCTGCTGGTAAATTTGCAGTCACAGCTCCACTTGATGTGTCTACAAAATAACCCTCTCCACTTACTGCTGTAAATGTACTTGTCTTAATTGATCCTGTTTGCCAATCAACAGAACCTGATCTACCAAAACCTGATTGACTAGCTCCAGTTCCTAGAGTCACTGTATCTCCAGATGCACCAATAGTTATCGTGTTGCCAGACTCTTTTATGATGTCTGCTCCACATGTGTTTTGTATTGTATTTACTTTAATTGTACTTGTCATAATTATTGAAATTTATACCTTATTATTACTATGCCTGAACCTCCCGCTGCACCAACTGCACATCCAGAACCTCCACCACCACCTCCAGTGTTAGCTGTTCCAGCTGCTCCACTTCCAGGATAAGATGAAGATCCTGCTCCACCACCACCTGGACCTCCTGCTCCACCTGTTTTTGATGGGCCTTCAGCTCCGCCACCACCACCTGCTCTAAGTGTTGGAGTTCCATTTATTGAAGATGTAGTTCCTGCTCCACCTGCTCCTGATGTAGCGGGGGGTTGTGCATCTTGACCAACTGCTCCTGCACCGCCACCACCTGCAGCGTTTTGATCGGGTGAAAACCAACCTCCTTTACCTCCGTCATTTCCTTGAGGAGGACTTACAGGAGGTGTATTTCCTGTTCCTCCAGGAGATCCTCCACCTGCTGCTGGTCCACCACCTCCTGCGCCACCTCCTGAACCACCATCTAAACCGATTCTTGTTGATGCATCACCAGATCCATTACCACCTCCGCCACCACCGGCTGATGTTATCGTTGAAAAAATTGAAGTATTACCATTACCACCTCTACTACCACTACCAGCTCCTGATGGTCCACCGCCACCACCAGCTCCAACTGTAATTGGAAAACCTGTAGCTGTTACTGGCACACCTGTTGGATTTCTTAAAGGTGAACCACTATAAGAATCATTTGAACCTAATCCTTCTCTATATCCTCCGCCGCCACCACCGCCAGAAATGTTTGCATTGTTAGATCCTCCACCGCCACCACCAGCTGCAACTACCATATAACTTACTGTATTTGATCCTGCAGCGTTACCTACAGATGATACACAAAATGTACCTGGACCCGTAAATGTATGAACTTTAAAATCTCCGCAAGTGGCTACTGTATTTCCACCTGTTGCTGATATATATTGTGCTTGTGATCCTGCATCGGTATTTCCATCATTAACGACTAACCAACCTTGAGTATCATCTGCGTATACCAAAGTAATTGATTCACCTTCTGCGATTACTTCTAAATCTAAAGTAGCATCGCCATTAATTTTTTGTGAACCATTTGCTGAAATTGTTAATTTATTACTATCAAAAGTTCCTAAATAATCTTTAAATGCAACTATTGATCCAGCAGTTCCTGCCGGAAGATTTGCAGTTATTTCACCGCCTGTTGTATTTACAAAATAACCTTCACCATTTACTGCAGTAATTGTAGATGTTTTAATTGATGTTTGCCAATCAACAGTCCCTGTTCTACCGAAACCTGTTTGAGAAGCACCACTAGCTAAACTTATTGTGTCTCCAGAAGCACCCAACGTAATTGTTGTACCACTTTGACTTATAATATTTCCAGCGTCAGATGCTTGTACAGCATTTGTTTTTACAACATTACCTGGAACTGCAACTGATTTACATGCTGACCCTACAGTAATTGTACTGCCTGATTGTGCGTCTATTTCATTTACTTCTATTTTACTCATTAAACTACTACTACTGTCCCTGTTATTGTTTGTGTACCGGTTACTGTAACTGGTCCTGCTAATACTCCTGAAGCAACTGTTTGAGTTTCGTCAAGTGTTGTTGCATGTGTTACAACATAACCTGTGGCTGTCATAGATGGTGACATTGATCTCGATGCTGGTAGTGTACAGAAAACATTTTTAGTACCTGCAGAAAAGTCTACTGCACTATCAGAATTTGATGATGAGATAATTGTTGTTCTTGATAAAGTATCAGGTGAAGCATCAGTAACTGTACCAATACCTACCTCAAACTCACCTGCAGAATTATTTTCAATTGCATAGTAAGTTGTATTTGTCGTTCCAATTCCTGCAACAAAAGTTTCGTAACCTTGCTCAGCTCCTGCAAGATTCAAAGTTCCTGTTCCAGTAGTTGTACTTGTTTCTTTAACTCTATCGTTAACTATTAAAGCCATTACTACTCCAAATTTTTATTACGCGTCGCCTAGTCTAATAATAGCACTAGAAGAGTTAGCAGTTGGAAACTGAACAACGAAATCTCCGTTTGTTGCAGTTTTTGTTCCGCCAAAATCTAGAACTAATACAGCTTCGTTACCGCTACTACTCTTATAAATCAGTGCTCCTACAGCAGACAACGTTACAGAACTAAAAGTTAGATCTGCAAAGTCTACAAAACCAATGTTACTTGCTACCGCTACACCATTATTAGTTAAAGCATTTCCACCAGAACTATAATTAGTTCCAGATGTTCCTACTTCATTAGTAGCAGTAAAAGCAGTTGTTGCTGTTGTTAAGCCAGATATGTTAGTGTAAAGAGCAAGTTTAAAAGTTGATCCACCAGATGAATCAAAATTAAACGTTCCTTTTAACAGGTCTGTTTTAAAAGAGTCAGGTACTACATTTGCCATTTATATTTTCTCCTATGGTGATGGCGATTTAATCTGAGCACGAATGGCGCCATCTTGCCATTCATCTCTACGTCTTCTACCTTCTTGTTCGATAGAATAAGATTTTGCAGCCCTTTGATATGACTGTTCATAGTATTGTAACAGATCTGCTGGACCTTTCAAGTATCCATATGCATCTACCAGACATCCGTACAAAAGTAAATCTTGATATTTATTAGACACATAAGTTCCACTAGAGCTTACGGACGAGTCTGTAAGACTTGTGGGTTGTTTGACATATGCCAAAGTAATTTCAAACGTAGCGTTTGGTGTGGGTGCTACTACCCAAAAATTAGCGTCCCAGTTAGCATAATACTTAGGTAAACCGCTAGCTGTGCTGGGTGTATTGTAGTATTCTGTCATAAAACTAGTGTCTCTTTTTTCTAAAAATACTTGGTTATTAGACGCATCTTTTAACTGAACATATCTTATAGCCCTAAGATCAGATGGAATTGTTACATATCTGTTTCCAGACTGTAGGTTTGATGTAGCATAAAACCTATTATCATCAGAGTCTACTTCTCTGTAAATTCTGTTTTCAGCATTTTTAATTATTGTATTTAAAACACCAGTTGACAATACAGAACTATCTACTTCTGTATAGCTTCTAATATCATCTTGTAAATTTGTAAGTGTGTATGCCATTATGGTGATAGTGTAACCGGACCAGCCGATATACTTCCTCCTCCTATTTTTGCAGTTGCAGTTGCTGTACCTGAAGCTGTAAATGTATAGTTATTAGCATTTGTAACTGTAATTGTAAATCCCGAAGCGTTATTAATATCTGCAGAAGTTATACCTGCACCAGGCTCACCGTCTCTAAATCTAACTGTATCACTTGTAGATCTTCCATGATTGTCTTCAAAAACTGTAATAGTTGTAGATCCGCTTGTAGTAGATAGTGGATTTAAAGTTAATATTCTTGCAACAGCAGGTTCAACTCTTGCAGGTCTTGCATTTAATAAACCCTGTGGATCTGCCGCATGAGGTTTTGGTTCTAGTTGAGGGTGTTTAGGTTCAAACTCTGAAGTATGTACCCTTGCACCGTTCCATTCTATTACCATTTCAGAATAAGGAAAAGCTAATCCTGATCTATCAGAAATAAATTGTGCATATTTACCTGAAGAAAGACTAGACATTAAGACTCCGGATAATAAACTTTAGGACTAATATAAGTACTTGATGACGAGCCGTCCTCTTGTAAAGCTCTTTGTAATTCATCTTCGTACAACATCTTTAGCATTTGAACTCTGTCAGGTGCTTGTTTGATTGCAAGGTAGTAAGCTAAACCTGCAGTCATACATGGTACAAATCTGTATGGTACATCTGCATCATTAGTATAATCACCTGCATCTTGAATTCTTTTTACATAATAATAATTTAAAAATTTACCTGCTTCACTAGAACCAGGTGTTAAATATAAAGTAACTGTAATTTTATCTATAAACCTTTGAACAAAATATTGTGATGGAGTTCCAGTAGAAGTTTTATTTGAAAATGCTTGGTATTGTGATCTACTTACTTTTGTAAGCGGTGTGTCTACATTAGAGTTTCTATAAGATGCTTCTAATATATCATCAACACCATAGACAGCTGTGGCACTTGAAGTACCGTCTGTTGTTGATCTAAACATTGTATATGTTGCTTGATCTGCAACTAGTGTAATATTATTGTTTGCAACTTCCCAATAGTGCAAACCTCTGTTTGCCCATTCTTGAAATAAAATATTAAGGGATCTTCGAGCAGATTTTAATTGATAACCAGATACACCTTGTATTCCAATTCTTTCAAAAGACTCTTCGACAATATCTGAAATAGAAAAACCTTTTTCAAAGGTAGTTGTACCCGAAGTAGTGTTGGCCATTTACTCTCCTATTTATCTAGAATAACAGTTGCCGTTGCATTTGAAATTGCTGAAATAGTCATTCCGCCTTCAAATAAAATTCCGTCTTCTGCTAGATTATAAGAAAATACATCACCTGCTGGTACATCTACTTGAAACTGCGTTACTGAGTTTCCATCTTGTAATGTAACTGAACCTGCAGAACCTGTTGATGCTAAAATAATTCCTCTTAATCTTGTTCTTCCTGCGAATACAGAACCTGTTCCTGTTTTTCTAACTGCTTTTACGTCTGATTTCATTATCCTGTGTATCCTATTGTTACAGAGTCTGTAGTAGTTAAATCTAAATAGACTCCATTTTTAAATCTTATACCAGAACCAGGAATCATTATATCTAATCCTTCAGAACTAAATTTAGCTTGAAACTCTAAAGAACCACCTGTTCCAGTTCCATCATGTAATTTTACTAAACAGTCTGATCCACCATGTGCTTGAATGTAAGTAACTCTGCATGGTCCTAAATTTATACTTCCGCCTGTTATAGTTTTAAAACTACCATCAGCTGTTAGTGTTGTAAATTTTTGATCGCTTATAAATGATCCGCCGCCTGCCATAATTATTCTCCGTTAAATTGATGTGGGGCCGAAGCCCCACACTAATTAGTTATTAACTTAAATTATTGTTTTGTGAGTATAAAACAGTAATTCTAGTTGAACCAGCGTTAGTTGCAGCAGAAGCAGTAATCGTTAATCTGATATCAGTTGTTCCAACATCTGACCAAGCTAATGCTCCACCGGCTTCAGTTGTTGGGTATTTTCTACCAACACCTGTTCCAAGTGCGAAAGTATTAATTATACTTGTTGCTCCACCGGCTACATCACCAACACTTAAGTTAGTTGCGCCAGAAGCTGCTACGACTGAATCAAGCACACAATCAATAATCTGTGAGTTTGCTGGAATAACAATATTTGTTACGTCTGCAGCAAGTGCTCCACCTGATAAATCAATTAGGTGTGTTTGAGACATTACAACTTGTCCAACATTAGCAATGTTAGTTCCAATAGTTGTACCTGTAGTATTTTGAATCGTTCCCGCTTTTATTGGTCCCGAAAATGTAGTTTGTGCCATAATTATATCCTCCTAGTTTACAGATCACAGTCTCTAGGCCGTCGACTATACGCGTCTATGATCTTTTAATAATTGTATAGTAAGTTTTTTATATACTAGATTTGAGTAGAGTGCAAGAGAGCCTGTAGTGTGGAGTGGATTTATCCAACGATGTAGCTTTTTTATTAAGTAGCTACAGAAACTTGTGGAGCGGCACCTTCAATAGTATTCTGCCTGTGAGCAATAGCTGCTTCTTCCAGCTTAATATCAGTGATGATTTGTTTAACTTTGTCATCAATTCTGACCATTTCAAGAGTATATCTATTATTAGATAGATGCTCTTGTTCCCACTTCAACTCCAAGGACCTTTTTTGTTTGTATAGGTCTTGTATCATTTATAACTTCCTCATAAGTTATTCGATAAGGTCTGTCCGAAAACATTCCCGATTTTTCCCAAACTATACTATTTTCTCCTAGCTTGTCAACTATTGATTGCTCTAAAGAAATAGC